GGCCGCGTGGGCCGGGTGACCGGCTCGGGCCGCGTGGACGCGGTGACCGGCTCGGGCTCCGTGGACGCGGTGACCGGCTCGGGCTCCGTGGGCCGGGTGGACGGCTCGGGCTCCGTGGGCCGGGTGACCGGCTCGGGCCGCGTGGACGCGGTGACCGGCTCGGGCCGCGTGGTGTCCGCTGCGGGCACCTCGACGATCCACATGCACGGCGGCACCATCGAGCACGCCGCCCCACACGTGGCGGTCTTCCTCCACTCCGCCGCGGCCACCGTGACGGGCGGGCACCTGATCGACCTCACACAGCTGGACCTGAGCGACGTCGAGCAGTGGCGCGCCCACGTCGGCGCCGACCACGCCGTCAACCCCAACAACAAGGTCCTGGTCATCAGCGCGGTGTCGTCCGAAGACCATCCCGGGAAGCTGAACCGCGCCGGCCAAATCGACATCGGCTGCTGGCACGGCACCCCGACCGCGCTACGCACCCTCGTTCACGGCGATCGCTGGCCCTCCGGAGCCGATGAGGAGATCCGCGAGCAGTACCGGCCGCGGATCCTCGCGTTCGCTGACCTGTGCCAGGCACAGGTCGACGTCTGGGCGAAGACCGAGGCCAAGCCGTGAGCGCCGTCGTCGTTGCGCAGCAGTACGACCTCTTCGGCGAAGACGAAGCCAAGAAAGCCGAGCGCGCGCGCCGTCGGGAGTGGAACAACTCGCCGCACACGTGCCCGTCATGCGGTCGGACCGAGCGCAACGGGCATCTGCTCTCGAACCACCACGGCTACCAGTTCGGCCAGGAGGGGATCGGCGGCTGGCCGCTGTTCCAGCACCCGAACTACGGCGCGCACTGCGTCGCCCAGAGTCTCGTGCGGAATCACATTCGGTTCGCCGTTCACACCGGGCGTCAGGCGCTGCTCGCTGACCGGTCCGCACGTGGCCGCGAGCTGGGTCTCGACGTTGAGGCGATCATCGCCGAGGCCCGGGCGGAGATGGACTCATGAGCTGCTGGGACAGCACCCCCGACCAGTGCACCGGCTGCCCCTACTGCCGCGAAGCCCGCGCGGCTGGACCCGACCAGCCCGTCACCTACCCCGACGAGCAGGCCGCGGCGACGGCGCATCTGGCCGAGCTGCAGGCCCGCGCCGACCACGCCGCCGCCCTCCACCAGTCCCGCGCCACCCGCTCTCGTGAAAGGAGCATCGCATGAGGATCATCGGGTTGGATCTGTCGTTGACCGCGACCGGTATCGCGATCATCGACGACGGCGTGACCAGCGTCAGCACCGTCACCTCCAAAGGCGCCAAGACCGCCACCCTCGAGGAACGGGTCCACCGTCTCGACGACATCGAACGCCGCATCCTCCACGAGATCGGTATCGAGCCGGCGGACCTGATCGTCGTCGAGCAGCCAGCCTTCTCCCGCACGACGGGGCATCACCATGACCGCTCCGGGCTGTGGTGGCGCATCGTGTCCGCAGCCGACTTCGGCATCGGCCCCGTTGCCGAGGTTGCGCCGACGACGCTGAAGAAGTACGCCACGGGGAAGGGTAACGCCTCGAAGGATGCGGTCCTCGCCGCCACCGTCCGCCGCTTCTCCACCATCGCGGTGGCGAACAATAACGAGGCTGATGCGCTGGTCTTGGCGGCGATGGGCGCCGACCACCTCAGTCACCCCATCGCCGCGATGCCGGCGGCTCACCGGGTCGCGCTCGAGGCGGTGAGATGGCCATGAAGACCAGGAAGTCGATGAAGCGGCGGCTGCCGTACCGGGTCCGCGTCACCAAGAACCCGGTCACCGGCCTGTGGTCGTGGACCTGCCTGCCCAGCTGCGTCTACCCCGCGTTCGCCTACCCGACCCGGGCCGGCGCCCACCGCCGCGCCCTCTTGCACGCCGCGTGCTGCCTCGACCTCCGCGCCGCGAACCGGCGCGCGCTGCGTTGCTGGAACTGCGCAGGCCGTCGCCGCATCAACGACGGCGAATGCGTGGTGTGCCTCGGCAAAGGGTGGACCCGCGAGGACGAAGACCATGGCTGAACTCGTCGACCCCAGCAGGATCGAGACGATCGTCGGTGCCAGGCGCCATCCGACCAAGCACATCGCCCGCGCGATCTCTTCCGAACAGACCGTCTACATCCTTCACGCTGACGACTGCGCCGCCCGCAACACAATGCGCCCTCTGACTGAATGCAAGTTCAGCCGATCCCTTGACTTCGGGATCGATCCGGCCCGCTGGGCCGACAGGCAGGACCGCCCCGTCTACATCGTGATCGACGCCGAAACGCGGCTGGTCCCGAAAGTCTGCCCGCGAAACCACGACCCCGAACCCTGGCTCAGTTCGGGGCTGGCGATGGCGCAGAACTCGTGGTGGGGACCTCAGAAGTGGAAGCCCCGCGCCGAGTACTGCCAGGACGAGTTCTGCCTCGGATACCCGCACAACGCCGAAGCTCCATGACCCGCCCACCGCGCCCACTCGGCTGCTCCTGGTGCGGACATCCCCAGCACGGCCCCATCTGCCCGCGCGACATCGAAACCGGCACCGCGAAAAAGCCCCGACCGATCCCCTGCCCCTGCGCACGACACAAGGAGAACAAGTGACATCCACGAAACCCGATCCGCTGCGGATCGTCAGACTGACCGCCGAGAACGTCAAACGACTCAAGGCCGTCGAGATCACACCCACAGGTGACCTGGTCACCATCACCGGCCGCAACGCCCAAGGCAAGTCGTCCGTCCTCGACGCGATCTGGCTCGCCCTCGGCGGCGGAACCGCGTCGAAGGCCACCGCCCGCCCAGTGCGTGACGGCGAGACCCACGCCCAGGTCGTCCTCGACCTCGGAGAACTTACAGTCACCCGCACGTGGCGCGGCGAACGCTCCACCCTCACCGTCGCGTCCGCCGACGGCGCCACCTACAACAGCCCCCAGCGCGTCCTCGACGCCCTGATCGGGAAGCTCGCGTTCGACCCGCTCGCCTTCACACGCCTCGGAGCGAAGGAGCAGCGCGACGCGCTCCTCGACCTGGTCGACCTCAACGTCGACCTCGCCGCCCTCGACGCGCAACGCAAAGCCCTCTACGACGAACGCACCGAGGTGGGCCGGCAGGGCAAAGCGATCGGCGACCCGCCGCCGATCGACAGCACCCTCCCAACCGTCGAGCAGTCCGCTGCCGATCTGATCGCCCAGATCAGGGCCGCCGAGGAGCAGCGGCGCGACATCGAACAGGCACGCATCAACCTGGACCTGCTCGTCAAACGGGGCACCGAGGTCACCGAGGCGATCGCACAGCTACAGGCCGAGCTGCAGATCCTGGGCCAGCAGCACGCGGCCCAGCAGGCACGCCTCGACGCCGCGCCCGCCCCGGCCGACACGGCTGTCTTGGAGGCTCAGCTCACCGACGTCGAGACCGCAAACGCGAAGATCCGCGCCAACACGGCAGCCCGCGAGAAGCACGCGGCCCATGCCGTGCTGCACAAGCGATACGCCGACCTCAACAATCGGATCAGCGATCTGGACCGGGCCAAGGCCGAGGCTCTCGCCGGGGCAACCTTCCCCGTCGCTGGCCTCGGGTTCGACGAGGCCGGTGTCACCTTCAACGGCATCCCGTTCAGCCAGGCCAGCAGCGCCGAACAGATCCGCGTGTCCCTGGCGATGGCGATGGCTCTCAACCCGACACTGCGTGTCATCCGTATCCTCGATGGCTCGCTCCTCGATGAAGACTCCATGCAGATGGTCGCCGACGCCGCGAAGCAGGGCGGATACCAGGTGTGGATCGAACGCGTCACCGACCCGTCCGAGTCCGCGATCGTCATCGAAGACGGAAGCGTGGTCACGCCATGACCACGGCCCTTCAGCCCGTCGAGGTACCCCGCGACCGGTTCGGACGCCCCCTGATCGTCCCGCCTCACGGTGGCAGACCGATCCCTTACACCCGCTGCACCACCTACGTCGGCGCGCTCGAGGAAACCTACAACCTGGGCCAATGGCAGATGCGGATGGTTGCGGCCGGTGTTGCAGCCACACCCGGCCTCCCAGCCCGGGTCGCGGCCCTCGGTCTTGAGCCGGCCGCCGATCCGGCGAAGAAGGAGTGGAAGGACAGGATCACTCCGCTTGTCGAGGAAGCGATGAAGACCGCCAAAGTCAGAGACAAGGCGCGGCGTGGCACAGAGTTCCACGAGATCACGGAGTACTTCGAACGTACTGGCGACCTGACCGATGTACCCGAGGAGTGGCAGCCGAACCTCGACGCGTTCATCGAAGCCACCAAGGGCCTCCGGTCGGTGGCGATCGAGCAGTTCCTCGTCAACGACGAGCACCAGGTCGGCGGCACCGCGGACCGGATCTACCAGATCGCCGGGGTCGACGGTTATGTAGTCGGCGACCTGAAGACCGGCAACATCAGCTACGGCATCGGGAAGATCGCGATGCAGCTGTGCATGTACGCCCACTCCCAGATGTACGACCTCACCACCGATGTGCGCACCCCAATTCCAGGTCTGCGTACCGATTTCGCGATCGTCATGGATCACGACATTCCATCGGCGACGTGCCGCCTTGTCGAGGTTGATCTTCGCCCGGCGTGGGATGCGATCCAGCTCGCGAAGCAGGTCAGGGCGTGGCGGTCGTTCGCGAAGCCGAAGAACCTCACCAAGCCGTGGATCGCGCCCCAGATCGACGCGATCAACGCGTCCCTGGACGTCGCGATCGCCCAGGCCACCTCTAGGGAGGACCTGGCCCGTCTGTGGTCCGAGGCCGTCGCGAGCGGCTCCTGGACCCCAACCCACACCGCGGCAGCGCAGCAGCGTCTCGCCGTACTCGAGTCCGCCACCCCGGCGGCATAACCAAAGGAGAAATCCATGTCCACCTCTAGCTACAACTGGGAGACCGTCGAGGTCCCTCACGGCAGCTTCATCGGCTGGGGCGAGTACCCCGGCCAGCACGTCACCGGCAAGGTCCTCGACTACGACTCGCGGGGCGGCACCGACTTCAACAGCGAGGTCTGCCCGCAGCTGACCATCGAGCTCGTGGAACCGGCCGCCAGCTTCAACAAGCAGGGCGAGCGCACCGACTACCCGGCCGGTGACCTTGTTCTGGTCACGTGCGGCCTCGTCTCGCTCAAGCGCGCAATCAAGGCCGCTGACCCTTCCCCCGGCGACATCGTCAGGATCCTGCTCGAGAACCTCGAGCGAGTCCCGAACGGGACCGTGAAGGTGTTCAAGCTGCAGATCGCCCGCGGCGCCGCACCCGAGGCCAGACGCCAGCCCGCCGCTGCGCCGACCCAGCAGCAGTTCGGGCAGGCCCCGTCTCAGGCGTTCGGCCAGGCCCCTGCCGCGTCGCCCCAGCAGGCCCCGGCGGCGAACCCGTTCGGCGGTGCGCCCGCCGCGCAGGCTGCCCCGGCAGCGAACCCGTTCGCGCAGCCTGCGCAGGCGACCCAGCCGCCGTTCTGATCCAAGGAAGGAAGGTATCGCGATGCCATCTGAGAAGCGCTACGTGAACCCCCGCACCGGGGAGGTGGTCGACAATCCGGCCATCCGCCCGTTCCGGGACATCCTCATCGAACTCGGAGAGGGCTCCACCCACTCCGAACTGTCCGACGCGTTCTGGGAGTTGCTGCAAAGGGTCCAGGACACCGGCAAGGCCGGGACCCTGACCCTGCAGATCTCGATCTCCCCCAACGGCTCAGGCCGTATCGACGTCAAGGACGAAGTCAAGGTCAAGCTGCCCGAGTTCAACAGGCCGCAGACCGCGTTCTTCGTCGACAACTCCGGCAACGCCTCCCGCCGTGACCCGAACCAGCCCTCTTTGCCGGGCGTCACCAGCATCCGAAAGGCCTAAATCATGACCAACACCACTCTCCGTGAAGTCCAGGGCGAGGACTTCATCCCTGACGGGTTCCTCGCCGACGACAACGGCTACGCGCTCCTCGCAGTCACCGCGCAGCAGGCCGTCATGCCCCGCAAGCTCGACGAGGGCGTCTTCGCGATCCGCGACGCCAACGGCGGCATCAAGATCGTCGAGACCGACGGCTACAAGGAGAAGCGTGAGCATGACTGGCAGCGGGCACACAGCGACGTGCCCGAGTTCGTCCACCGCCAGGTCACCGTCCTCGACGTCGACTCGCTCGTCAACTACCTCTTCCGCAACACCAACTCCGACGAGCTCGAGGTAGCCCAGGACAACCGGCACGGCTCGGGTGAGCTCGAGCTGTGGGCCGACATCGACCGCCGCACCATCAAGGCGATCATCGACGGCAGCAACGGCCTCCGCCAGCACACCGCCACCCTGCAGCTCAAGACCTCCCGCGAATGGGGCGAGTGGGCTCACGTCGACGGGAAACTGTTCAAGCAGGCCGACTTCGCCCAGTTCCTCGAGGACCACATCTCCACCATCGCCGCCCCAGACGGGGCGATTCTCCTCGACGTCGCGCAGACGCTCCAGGCCACCACCTCCACGGTGTTCAAGCAGCAGGCGATCCTCGCGAACGGGCAACGCCAGTTCCGCTGGGAAGAGACCATCGAAGCCCGCGCCGGCCAGTATGGCGACCTCAAGATCCCCGCCGAACTCACCCTCGTCCTGCAGCCCTTCCAGGGCGCTGAGAAGGTCGCGATCCAGGCAAGGTTCCGATTCCAGATCCGCGAGGGTGTCCTCTCCCTCGGGATCAAGCTGGCCGAGCCGGACAGGGCCATCGAGGAAGCGTTCGACGCCGTCGTGCGCGAGCTGCAGGACCAGATCCCGGTCCGCATCAACCACGGCGTCGGCTGAGTCGCGTGGGTCATCCGCCCCTGAGCGGGTGGCCCGCCCCACCCAGCCGACACCGACCACGACACGAGGAGACCTGTGACCCTCATCGCAACCCCCGACATCGCCGTCCTTGAGCGGCAACTCGCCGATGCCGTCGCCCGCGAGCGGTGGCCCGAAGCCGAGCACTTCGGGAACCTTCTCGACCAGCTATGCGCCGAGCCAGCCCCACCGGGACTCTGCGACGCCGCGCTCTGGTACGCCAGCCTCGGCATCCCTGTGTTCCCCCTTGAGCCCGGCGGCAAGCGGCCCTATCCCGGCTCCCACGGCTGCAAAGACGCCACCCTGGACCCGACCCGAATCCGGGCCTGGTGGGACGCTGCCCCCTCATCGAACATCGGTATCGCTACCGGACACATCGTCGATGCCATCGATCTCGACGGTGCCCAAGGCGTCAAGTCCTGGAGCGGTGAGATGTGGGGCTCGCTCCCGCCCATTATCGGGACCGTTCGCACAAGAAGACCTGGCGGCTGGCACCTCTACATAGCCCCCACGGGCATGCACAACCGCGCTGGCATGTTTCCCGGCGTCGACTACCGAGGACGAGGCGGATACACAGTGGCACCACCGTCGATCACCGTCGGCGTCACCTACCGGTGGGCACGGTCCCTCCACCTCGGGGGCACCGCATGACTCTCACCGCCGACACCGGGCTGACCGTCACCGACTTCTTCTGCGGCATGGGCGGCTCCTCCACCGGCCTCGCCCTCGCTGGCTACAACATCGACCTCGCGGCGAACCACTGGGGCCGCGCGATCGAAACGCACTCCGCGAACCATCCCGACACCGAGCACCTCCTCGGCGACATCCAGGCCCTCGACCTCAGGTACCTGCCCCGCACCCGCGTGCTGTGGGCGTCGCCGATCTGCACCGAGCTGTCTCCCGCGGGCGGACGGGCGCGGCCGAACCAGCCGGACCTGTTCGAGGAGCACGGGCACGTCCCGAAGGAGGCGTTTACCCGGACCCGGGTCACGTTCTGGGAGGTTGTTCGCGCCGTTGAGGTCCACCGCTACGACCTCGTGTTCATCGAGAACGTGGTCGAGGCTGCGGCGTGGGAGCTGTTCGAGGCGTGGCTGATGGCCGTGCAGCTGCTCGGCTATGACGTCCAGTTCGTGTCCGTCTCGGCCGCGCACATCGGCGACGACCGGAACCCGCGCGCGCCGCAGTGGCGGGACCGGATCTACATCGTGTTCCGCCGCAAAGGCATCCAGGCGCTCGACCTCGAGCCGAAGCCGCTCGCCTACTGCGCACAATGCGGGGTCGTCGAGGCGTTGCAGTGGTGGAAACGCGACGGTCGCCGGATCGGGAAATACGGACAGCAGTACCTGTACGTGTGCCCTGAGGGGGACCACGGTGTGGTCGAGCCGTTCACCGCGCCCGCGGCGGCGGCGATCGACTGGACGAACCCCGGAACCCGGATCGGGGACTGGACCCGGCCACGGGCGGCGTCCACGATGCGCCGGATCCAGACCGGCATCGATATGTGGCGGCGCGGGGACTTTGACCGCGAGTTCGTGTTCTCCGTCAACCACAACGGCGACGGCCGCCACTTCGACCCGGCCGCACGCCCGATGCCGACCGAGACCGTGAAGCGCGGGGAAGGCCTGGTGATCGTCAACCGCACCAACAACCTGCCCCGCTCCCTCAGCGATCCGCTCGCGCCGATGACCACGGGCCGGAACCACGGCCTCGTCGTTGCCGCGGCCGGGAACACCTACGACGCCGCCAGCCGCGGCGAGGACGGCTATGTGCGGGTCTGGCCCGCCGACGGCGCCCCGCTCCCGTCGCAGACCACCGACGCCCAGTTCGCGCTCGTCACCACCCTGCGCCGGAACGGCGACACGACCCCGGTTGATGGGGCGCCGCTGCCGACGTTCACCGCCGGCGGCACTCATCACGGGCTGATCATGAAGAGCCAGGGCGGGCATCTGGAGGACCGGCACGCGTGGCAGACCGTCGGCGAGCCGCTACCCGCCATGCGGGCCAAGTCGTGGGACGCGCTCGTGATCCCGTACCGGAAGGGCGCCAAACCGCACGCAGCCGGGCATGCGCCGCTGAGCACCCAGACGACCCGCGAGCAGCACGCGATCCTGCGTCCCGAGGTCGACATCAACGACTGCTACTTCCGCATGCTCACCCCACGCGAGGCCGCCAACGCGCAGGCATTCCCCCAGGACTACATCATTCACGGCAACAAAGGCGAGCAGCAGATGCAGGCCGGGAACGCCGTGGCCGTCAACGTCGCGTGCTGGCTCGGCCTAGCCGGCGCCGCAGTACTCGACTCCGCATCGGGGCAGTGAAATGATCAAGGCAGATGCCCTCGAAAGTGTAGATCTGGTCAATCAGACCCAAGCCCATCGGCGGTTCACCGCCGAGCCCGCGGTTGACGTAGTGGCCGATCTCGAAGGCAAGCTCACGTGCCGCCTTAGCCAGGCGTCGGTCTCCACCGACAGAGCACGCCGCCGCGAATCGGCTTGCCTCGCTGACTGCTCCCGCGTAGACGCCACGCTCCTCTTCTCCCAACGGGCGACCGTTGGCGAGCTGCGCGGCGTGGGCGTGGGTGACCTCCTGAACCGCGTACCCGAGAGCCAGGAGCTGGTGACAGTGATCCCTGAGCCAGCGCTGCTGCTCGATTCGGTGCGCCGCGCTGCTCTGATGCCAGGCCGTGAAGACGGTCCCGGCCACACCAGCGAGACCCACCACCCCGGTCACGACCACCGCTACCCAGTCCATGGCAGCGATCGTCTCACACCCTCTCAAAGCGACAGCATCGCACACACTTTCCGGGAAGCACAGTGACGACTACCGACGACGCCACAGCCCGGTTCCTCGCCCTCGTCAACGCCAAGAAGGCCGAACCCCGACCCGCACCAGCGTTCCCGACACTGCCACCCACGGGCGGCTCCGCCTACGCCGCGACCGCGCTCGCGAACGAGCTGAACAACGTCCGGATGGCTGTTGAGGGCAGCCGCAACGACACCCTCAACACCGCCGTGTTCAACATCGCCCAGCTCGTCGCCTCCGGACACCTCGACCAAGGCGCCGTCGAAGCCGAGTTCCGGCAAGCAGCCCACGATGCCGGCCTGCCCGCCGGCGAAGCACTCGCCACCATCAGATCCGGGCTCCGCGGCGGAGCCCGCCATCCCAGACAAGTCGACACCTCCGCACCCGAGATCCCGGGAACCGTGATCGAAACCAGCATCGAAGCCATCCTCGGCAAGCAACCCGTGAGCGACCCTGGCCAGTGGCCCACCGATGACGGCACCCCCGATCTGAGCGTCTCCTCCTGGTACGCCCGGCCCGTCCTCGACCGCGCCGCACAACAAGCCACCACCCCCCACCCGGCCCTCCTGGTCCGCGTCGACGGCACCGCCCTGATCTACCCAGGCAAGGTCAACGGCCTCGTCGGGGAGTCCGAATCCGGCAAAACGTGGGTCGCTCTCCACTGCGTCGAGCAGCTCGTCAAGGAAGGCCGCCGCGTCACCGTCCTCGACTTCGAAGACGCCGCCTCCACCTGGGTCGCCCGCCTACGCCTCCTCGGCGTCACCGACGAACAACTCCAGAATCTGCACTACGCCGACCCAGACGAAGCCCTCGGCGTCGTCGGACAGGCAGCCCTCGGGCAGATGCTCGCCGGGCACGACCCCGAACTCGTTGTCCTCGACGGCGCCAACGCAGCCATGACCCTCCTCGGTCTCGACCTCAACGACAACGGCGACGCCACCAAGTTCAACCGCCTCATCCTCAAGCCCCTCACCCAGTACGGCGCCGCCGTACTGACCATCGACCACGTCCCCAAGAACGCAGATGCTCGCGGCAAAGGCGCGATCGGAGCCCAGGCCAAACGAGCCATGATCGACGGCGCCCAATTCATCGTCGAAGTCACCCAACCCTTCGGCGTCGGCCAACGAGGCGAACTCAAACTCCTCGTCGACAAAGACCGCGCAGGCTACGTCAGAGGCACCGCCGGCGGCGCACGCTTCGCCGGCAAAGTCATCATCGACTCCACCGCCACCACATCCACCACAGTGACGATCGAAGGCCCACACGGCACCGAGCCAGGCGAAACACCATGGCGGCCCACACACCTCATGGAACGAGTCTCCAAGCTCCTCGAAGACCTCCCAGACGGGCTCTCCGGGCGAGAGATCACCCGTGAGATCAAGGGCCGGGCCGAGCATGTTCGCACCGCGATCGACGCCCTCGCAGAAGGCGGATGGGCTGATCGTGGATCTCGGGTTGGACGCGGAGGCGGTGTGGTCTACACCCTTCTTCACCCGTACCGAGAGGGTGACAGCGAACCGCGTCCAACCGCGTCCAACTGGGTCCCGGACGCGGTTCCTGTAAGCGCGTCCCAGTCCCACTCCCCCTACGGGGTGGGACGCGCTACGGACATGCCTCAGGCCACAGAACACCGCGAACCACTTCCGGACGCACTTCCAGGGATCACAGAGGTCAATCAATGACCACCTCTCAGCCCTCGCTCATTGATGCTCCTGGGCCGCCACAGCACCAGCGACGCACAGCGCACCCGCTGGCATGGATCGACTCGTCACTGATCCGAGCCGTCCGCTGCCGCACCTGCAAAGCTCCGATCCTTCGCGGACCCCACGCCGAATGGTGCGCCTTCACCATCGAAGTGGACTCAACCCCGCTGTCGGCGATCGGAGAAGCCCTCGCACTCCTCGCCCACCGAGCCACCTTCGCCGTCCAACGGATCGGTGGGCGGCTCCGGTTCACCGGCCTCCGCGACGCCAACCGGATCACCTCCCGCCCAGCCGGCACCCCACGACTCGACATCTACGCCACCCACGCCTGTGGCGCGGCACCGCTGCCCTCCTGCGAGTCGGCGTTCACCCCGCCACCACCCGCCGACCCCAACGCCGAATGCCCGTTCTGAGGAGAGCCCTTGATGATGATCACGACCGCGCAGAAGCTCATCGAGCTCGTCGACCTCGCCGCGCTCCTCCCGGCCATGCTCCAACCCGCCACCACGGTGAAGCCGGGCCGTACCACACCCCCAGGGATCGCCCACAGCCCGGCCCCGGTCCGTCTCGAGCTCCTCCACGTCCTCGACGGCCGACTCCGCGACCTCGGCGACGACGCCGAAGACCGCGCATGGCACGACCGCGCCGCCGGAGACCACCGCCAAGGCCTCCTCCCCGACCTCTACCAGTGGGCCAAACTCGTCGACGGCGAAGCCCGCGACGCCGGCCGCGAACCCGCCGACCTGCCCGACGAGTCGATCACCCTGACCGCCGTCACCGCCTGGCTCCACGGCCAGCTCGGCTGGGCCCTCATCCAGGACTGGGGCTACGCCCTGGCCCGTGACATCGACTGGTGGTGGAGACACCTCCGACACCTCACCGGTGAACGCGACGACTACCAGCCCCGCTGCACCCTGTGCCTGTTCCCCATCACCCAGGCGGACGGCGGCGGCGTGTGGACCTGCCAGGGTTGCGGCAACGAGACCAGCCTCGACGCCGCGCTCCACCGGCTCGCCGAGCCCCTCGTCACCCTCACCCAAGCTTCCGAGATCACCGGGGTGCCGCTCACCACACTGAAGTCCCGAGTCGCCGCTGGGGCACTGCTGCCCATCAGCCCAGCCGGAGTACGACCCGCCCAGTACAAGCTCCGCGACATCGGATCTGCACCGGTCCGAAACTGTCAGACCCAGTGAGCTACGCTATACACAGATTGCACGGTCGTTTGACTTTGCACGGGGGATCTGTTAAAGGAGGAACGCTGATGACTACGACGCCAGAAGCCACTCACGCGGAACAGAACGGACCCGCACTGCGACCACCAACGCCCCTCCCACAGCGAGACTGGCACGCACTCGCCGAGCAGGCAGCAGCCGCACGGCGCGCCGCCCAGGAGATCCGCAAGGACCGACCCGCCAGCTTCACCCCAGCCGTCGGATTCGCCCACAGGGGCTGAGCGTGGCCGAGAACCGCACTCCCCTCTTCGCAGCCAGCCAGGCCGGCAGATACGCGCGCCAGCAGCTGATCAAGGACTATGAGGAGGCAACGGGCGCCAACCTCATCGTCATGATCGACCAGGTGTTTCCCCGAGGGGTCACCCTCCTCGAGGAGCTCCTGGTCGGCCTCGACACAGCCAAAGACCTCCACCTGCTTCTATCGACCCCAGGCGGCGACGGCGAGGTCGCGGTTCGGCTCGTACGAAGCATGCAGGCGCGCTGCGCCGAACTCACCATCATCGTTCCCGACATGGCCAAGTCGGCCGGCACCATCATGTGCCTCGGCGCCGACCAGATCCTCATGGCGCCTCAGAGCGATCTCGGGCCCGTCGATCCGCAGTTCCAGGTGAACAACTCCCTGGTGGGCGCCAAGGAGATCGTCGCCGCCGTTAAGACCGCGGAGCAACGAGTGGCCGAGCAGCCCAACTCGTTCCCGCTCTACTCAGGCCTGCTCGCTGACGTGAACATGCTCATGGTGGAGCAGGCCAAGTCCGCGATGGAGCGCACGACCGCGCTAATCGACGAAGCGCTGCAGTGCCGCTCGAGCGACCTCGGCGACGATCAGCGCAGCGAGCTCGTCGAAGCGCTACGCAAACCGCTCATCGACGACCTTACCGACCACTCAGCGACAGTCGGCCCGAAGATGGCCGAGAAGATCGGACTGCCTGTACACATCGCCGATACAGGCTCGGACGAATGGCAGATCATCTGGGGGCTCTGGGCGCGCTACTTCGAACTGGGCTGCTGGCCCGTCGGGCTCGTCGCTGTCTACGAGGGGCGCATGGCCTCACAGGTTTTCGCACACCGGTAACCCAGCCTCGCGATGTGGTATCGTCTTTCACGTCTTACAAACGCGCCCATAGACACCCGAACCCTCGCCGAGGCCACCGCCCGCGGGGGTTCACACATCCCGAGGGAGCTTCGATGGCGCGATCGTCCTCCCGCAACATGAAACGCCTCCGACAAGCGTTCTTCGACGAGGGCGCCCGGCTCGACGCGCACCCCGACACCCGAGACCTCGCCCAGTGCTGGCTCTGCAAGCAACGCATCGACTACAGCGTGCCACCCAACAGCACACCGGACAGCCACAACCTCGACCACTACGTCACGATCGCCGACGACCCGACGCTGCAGGAAGACCCCACGAACTTCCGCCACGCCCACGCCGACTGCAACGCGGCCCGCGGGCGGCGGGCGCCATCGCCCGGGCTCGGCGAACCCATCCCCGACTGGTGGTAGCCCCACCGACCACCAGAAAATCCAGCAAACGGACCGGGGGTGTCCACCGCGGGGGGCAGTGGTCCTCTCTCCCCGGGCTCGATTTTGGTGGGGGTCGCGAGGGAGGAACGTTCTATGACTACGCCTTTCCCTGACAGCGGCGTGTCGGCCGCGTTGGAGCGCGCGTTGAAGTCTGCGCGGCATCTTCGGGCTCGCGATTCGGCAGCGGTCGCTGCGGCGCGGGCGTTGGCGAAGAAGATCGACGCTTGGGACACGATCGCGCAGTGGGCGGTCGAGGACGCTGCTGAGGACGGCGGGCGGCCGAAGGTCCCGGCTAACGACAACGTGTCTCTGGCGAGCTTCCTGAAGTACCTCGACGCGCTCGGTCTGCTACCTGGCGAGGCTGCGGCACCAGCGAAACCGGGCTCTGCGTCTGTGTCTCCGGAGCCGCCGGCGGATCCGTTGGCGGTGATGCGGAAGGGGCTTCGCGCAGTTCAGTAGGAGGTCCGGCCTGTGCTGAAGTACGGCAAGACCGAGCCCCGGATCTTCACCCGCCCGCTTCGCGACCTAACGCCGGAAACCTCGCGCGGGTTCGAGGTCATCGCGTTCGCCGAGACCGTGCTGATGGTGTCCCTCCTGCTCTGGCAGAAGTGGCTGCTCATCCATCTGATGGAGTTGAACCCGGACGGCACGCTCCGGTTCCGTAAAGCGCTGATCATCGTCGGCAGGCAGAACGGGAAGACGCTCGTTGGCGCGGTCCTGGCCGCGTACTGGTTGTGGGTCGATTCGGCGCGCTGGCCCGCGGCCACCTATGAGGAGGGTTTCGTCATCGTCGGTGCGGCGCAGAAGCTCGACATCGCGTTGAAGCCGTGGCGGAAAGTCCGCCGTTGGGGTGGCCCGGATGATCCGAAGGCGCGGCCGGCGCGGGAGCGGGTTCCGCTGCTCCAGGCCGCCACATATCTGCCGCGGATGGTCAACGGCGAGGTCGAAATCCGCTGCCACAACGACGCGGTCTATTTGCCGAGGACATTCGAGGGTGCCCGAGGTATCAGCTCGGTGCGGCTGCTCCTGGACGAGTTGCGGCAGCAGTACGACTACGAGGGTTGGGCGGCGATCGAGAAGTCGGCGACCGCGCAGTACGACGCGCAGCTGGTCGCGTTCTCCAACGCCGGCACCCACCGATCCGTGGTGCTGCGGGACGTGCGGGCGATCGCGCATCGCTCGGTCGACGACCCGGCGGCGCAGTGGTTTGTGGCCGAGTGGACGGCACCTCCGGAGGCGAAACTCACCGATCCGGCAGCGTTCGCGCAGTCGAATCCGTCGGCGGGGTATCTGCCGGGGATGACGATCGCCGGGTTGATGCAGACCACCGCGGAGGCGGTCAACAAGTCGGTGGAGAAGATCGAGGTCTTGGGGCAGTGGGTGTCTCAGGAAGTCTCCCCGTACGTCGATCCGCTGGACTGGAAGCGGCTGCAGATCGCACCGAGTGAGGTGCGGATCCCGCCGGGTGCGCGGACGGTGTGGGCGGTCGACACGTCGGAGGACCGCTCAACCACCTGGATCGCCGCGGCTGTCCAGACCGAGGGCGGCAAGCCGCTGGTGACGGTTCGGACGAAGCGCGTCGGGATTGTGTGGGCGGTCAAGTACTTGCGGGACCTGGCCGACAAGTCAGGGTGTCGCGAGGTGGCGTTGCAGGCGCAAGGCTGCCCGGTGGTGGAGCTGGTCCCGCTGCTGGAGGCCGAGTACGAGACCGAAGACGGCCGGAAGCGGCCGGGGCTGACGGTCCACAAGATGGATCGGCCGACGTGCGCGATCGCGACCGGCCGCATCAAGGACCGGGTCCGCGACAAGCACCTGGTGCTCACCGCCCAGCCCGATATCGATATGGCGATCGAGGGTGGGATCGCGACGAAGTACGCGGAGAATCGGCTTTGGTCTCGTGGGGCGTCGAAGCCCCTCGACATCTCGGGTATCTGTGCTGAGACGTGGGCGTTGTACGCGCTCGAGGCACTCCAGCCGAAGCCTAAACGCAAAGCACCACCGCCACCGCGGGCCGCGGTTCTGACGGCTGAGGCCAGCAGGCTCGGGGACAACCTGCTGACGATGCAGTTCTGAGAAGGGGGTCTCCGAGTGACTGAAGTCGGATACCAGCGAGCAGGTCTCCCGTCGTGGGGCAGCATCGCGGAGGAGTCGGCGGAGACGAATCCCGCCATGCAGTGGCCGGCGTCGAATGACACCTACGACCGGATGCGCCGAGAAGACACACAGGTCGGGTCCGTGTTGCGGGCGATCACGCATCCGATCCGGCGCACGTCGTGGATGATCGACCCGGCCGGGGCCCGGGACGAGGTGGTCGACCTGATCGCCGACAGTTTCGGGCTACCCGTGAAGGGACGGCCGACCACCGCGCCGTTGCGGGTCGGGAGCCGGTTCGACTTCGACGAACACCTCCGCCTCGCGCTCCTCGAGCTCGTGTTCGGGCACTCGCTCTTCGAGCAGGTATACCTGGTCGGGGATGATGGACGAGCCAGGCTCCACAAGCTGGCATGGCGACCACCGCGCACCATCGCGAAGTGGGATGTCGGTGCCGACGGCGGGCTGATCGCGATCGAGCAGCACCAGCTGGTCGCGGGACGGGCAGTGAGAATCCCGGTCGCGAAGCTCGTCGCCTATGTCCACGAGCGTGAGGGCGCGAACTGGATCGGCACGTCGCTGCTGCGGACCGCCTACAAGAACTGGTTGTTGAAGGATCGAATGCTGAGGGCTCAGGCTCTCACCGTGGAGCGCAACGGCCTCGGCGTGCCGACCGTGACGGGCGCGCCCCTGCCTGACGGTGTGGAACTGTCGGAAGCTGAGGCGCTTGCCTGGGTGGAGACGCAACGCGTCGAGGGACTGAAGGTTGCCAAGGAACTGAGGGCCGGCGAGACAGCCGGCATCTCGCTCCCGCACGGTGGAAAGGTCGAACTGCTCGGCGTGACCGGGCGGCTCCCGGACACCGACGGTCCGGTCCGCTACCACGATGAGCAAATTGGCCGGTCGGTGTTGGCACACTTCCTGAACCTCGGCACGGAGACAGGCAGCTGGGCGCTCGGCAGCACGTTCGCCGACTTCTTCGTCGGGAGCTTGAACGCGGTCGCTGGCCACATCGCGAACGTCGCCCAGCAGCACGTCGTTGAGGACCTCGTCGACGCGAACTGGGGACCGGCAGAGCCGGCGCCGCGGCTGATCGTCGCAACGATCGGCGAGGAACAGCCCGCCACCGCCGAGGCCATCAAGACGCTGGTCGACTGCGACGCGATCACCCCCGACCAGCGGCTCGAGGAGTACCTGCGGCAGCGCTACAAGCTGCCGGTGGTGGACCCCACCACGGCGCGCACCGCGCCCGACCCAACGACAGGAGACCCCACGTGAAGACCACGAGCAGGGCGCCGCGCGACTGGTACCGCATCGCCTGTGTCGAGCAGGCCCCCGATGAGCTGACTAGCGTCGACGTCTACATCTACGACGAGATCGGTGAATCCTGGTGGGGCGGCATCAGCCCGCGCCAACTCGTCGACGACATCGCCGACCTCGACGTCGACACCATGGTCGTACACATCAACTCCCCGGGCGGTGCCGCGTGGGATGGGCTGACGATCATGAACGCCCTCCGCGCGCACCCGGCACGGGTTGAGGTCGTTGTCGACGGCATCGCCGCATCCGCCGCCAGCGTGGTTGCGATGGCCGGCGACAAGATCACGATGAACCTCGGCGCGCAGATGATGATCCACGACGCCTCTGGTGGCTGCTGGGGGCCTGCGGCGTTGATGGAGGAGACCGCGCAGATCCTGCACAAGCTCTCCGACTCCTACGCCGACGTGTACGCCGCCCGCGCTGGCGGCACTCGCGAGGCGTGGAGGTCGGCGATGCAGGCCGAGTCCTGGTACACCGCGCAGGAGGCTGTCGAGGTCGGCCTCGCCGATGAATGGGACGGCACCGCCACCGTGGAGGAACCGGCGGCGATCGCCGGGTTCGACTTGTCGCGGTTCCGCTACCCCGGGCGCGCCCATGCGCCTTCGCCGCAACTCGCGGCCCACAATCTCCCGGTCTCGTCCGAGCCGGGCAACCAAAACCGAGAGGAGACCGTCGTGGAACGCGACGAATTCTTGGCTGGAATCCGTGAGCGGCTCGGCGTGACCGATGCCGACGCCTCCGAGGAGACGCTGCTCGCGGCGCTCGACCAGGCGCTCGAGGAGAACAGCTCCACGCACACCATCAACCTCGAGACCGTGGTGCCCGACGGCGCGATGCTCGTTGACGCCGCCGCGTTCGCTCGGCTCCAGGAAGACGCCGCCCAGGGCGCCGCCGCCCGCGAGCAGCAGACCCGCGAGCGCCGCGACCAGATCGTGGCCACCGCGGTCCGCGAAGGCCGGATCGCACCGGCTGCTCGTACCACGTGGCGTGCCCAGCTCGACGCCAACGAGGACGGCACCGCTGCCCTCCTGGCATCGCTGCCGAAGAACACGATCCCCGTGACGGAGCTCGGCTACACCGCCGACAACGACGACCCCGAGTCCGCGCTCTACAACGCCGCATTCGGCACCGAGAAGGGAGCCTGATCCATGTCCGACTACCTGCCCAAGCATCAGCCCGGCGCTGCGATCACCCTGATGGCCTCCGCCGACATCACCGGCGGCCGGCTTGTCGCGGTCACCGGAGCGCGGACCGTCGCCCACGCCGGCGCCGACTCCGCGGCCGTGGCCGGCGTCGCCGGCTTCGACGCGAAGACCGGCGGCGAGCTGACCGTGTTCACCCGTGCCGGCGGCGTTCACCGCCTGACCGCCTCTGCGGCGATCGCGGCTGGAGCGAAGGTCATCTCCGCTGCTGACGGGAAGATCGCCACGATCGGCGCCGGCACGAACCCTGTCGGGCTCGCGCTCACCGCCGCCGCTGCCAACAACGACGTCATCGACGTCCTGTTCCTCTGACGAAAGGGGCCATCCAGTGCCTTCCTACACCTACCCCGTGAAGCATCCCGAGGGGACGCTCACCTCCGAGCAACTGCACGCGCTGCTCGCCAACCCGAGGATCCTCGCCCGCCGTCTGGCCGACATCACGAAGATGGGGTTCATCGCCGATTTCCTGCTGCAGGGCCGCTTCGACGCGGCCGGCGGCGGCATCTTCTACGAGACCGGCGAGGACCCGTTCACCGGTGATCAGCCGGAGTCGGTTGCGCCGAACGCGGAGTATCCGAAGACGGTGCTCTTCGAGGGCGAGACCGTCGCGGCCGCGACGAAGAAGTGGGGCATCGAGTCCGACTTCACCGACGAGAAGGTGTCCCGTCAGGGCATCAACTACGTCAACCGTGGCCTCGCCCGGCTCGGGAACTCGGTCATCAAGCGCGTCGACGGGATCGCGATGGCCGTCATCATGGCCAAGATCGCGAGCACCTACACTTCGCCGGCGACCTGGACCACGGCCGGGAAGATGGTCACAGCCGTGACCAGCATCCGCACCCAGCGCGCGAACCTCGGCACCGGTCTCGACCTCAACACCGTCGTGCTGACCCCGACTCAGTACGCGCTGGTCATCGGGATGCTCATCGACGACAAGGCCCTGCCGCGTGAGGCCGGGAACCCGGTCGTCAACGGGCTCCTGCCCGTTGATGCGCTCGGCCTGACCTGGGCCACCAGTCCGCACTACACCGGCGCTGCGCCGCTCCTGGTCGACCGTGAGCAGCTCGGCGGCATGGCCGACGAGAAGCTCGACGCCCCCGACTACGTGCGCTCGGGTGAGTCGAACATCGAGATCCGCACCGAGCGGACCTCGACCGATGCCCGCACCGTGCGGGCACGCCGCGTCACGGTCCCGGTCGTGACCGACGTGCAGGCCGGTGTGCAGCTGCTCGGGACCGGTCTGTGATGGCCACCCGCAAGACCGACCCGGAAACCGGGGCCGTGGACGGAGCACCTAACACCGCGTCCGACGCCCCCGAGGCTGACGACGCGGTGGCTGAGGTGGCTGCGCTGCAGGTCACCGGCACCGCCGTCGTGCTCCGCACCGCCGCCGGCGGCGAGCGTTACCTCTACAAGGGCGCGCCCGTCGACCCGGACGTCTACACCACCGAGTCGCTCGAGCACGCCAAGGCCGTCGGCCTGATCGGCTGACCAGGAAAGGGGGCGATGTGATCGCGCACACAGACCTGCCAGGTCTCGACGAGACGACAGCGCGGCGGATCCTCATCGTCGCGCGAGGCATCGCCCCCTGCTTGGATGCCCTCGCGGGCGAGGCGCGGACCGACGCCATCGCGATCATCCAGGGCGCAGCCGCCGAGCTCCCAAAGCCCGGCGAGCGGCGGATCCGGACCATGACACGAAACGGCACGTCCGTGGCCATGGATCCCTACGAGTCCGCGTTCGGTAAGGAGGAGCGTGCCGGGCTGCGGGCACTATGCGGCTCAGCGGCCAGCGCCGCCGGCGCCCCGGTCGGGGTGTTCCCCACAGCGGGTGTCGTGACCGAGATGTGGCCCGAGCGATGAACTGGGGCGCCTGGTTCTATCCGCACACCGTCGTCGTACGCGACGCGCTCGGAGCGGGGGGCATGGGCGACGGCTACGGCCCTCCACGGACGGTGGCTGCAGAGGTCAAGGACCAGCAGACCCTCGTCCGGGACCGGGACGGCCGTGAGGTTGTGTCGTCCACCCAGGTGACGCTGTCGCTGCCCGAGCACGTGCCAGTCGGTTCACTGGTCACCGTCTGGGCCGGTAGGCCCGCGCAGCGAGAAGCCAGGGTCCTGGCCGTCGCAGTACGCGAAAACGGCGGGCCTCTCGACGATCACCTGCTGCTGTCCCTCGAGTAGACCGGAGGTTCGATCGTGGTCAAGATGCATGACGCGAAACTGACCGAACTCGAGGCGGCCGCTCGTGCCGCGCTCATCGACACCGCGAAGGACGTCCTCAAGGAAGCCCAAGCCCTCGTACCCACCGACGACGGGGCGCTGCGGAAGTCAGGGAAGGTCGAAGTCGACGACCTGGAGGTGCGCGTGGTGTTCCGTGCGCCGCACGCCTGGATCCAGCACGAGCGCCTCGATTACCAGCACCCCGACGGCGGACAAGCCAAGTACCTGGAGACCCCAGCCTCGGACAAGGCCGTGGTCGACAAGCTCGCCGACGGCGTGAGAGCGAGACTGCGATGACCGACCGCGACCTCACCATCCTGCTCTGCCAGCTGCTAGGCACCGTCCCAGGCTGGCACTGGAACCCCACCGCCGGTACCCCGTCGGGCGTCGGGGTGTTCTACGGCTCGATCCCGGAGCGGCCAGATCAGGCGATCGGTGTGCGCGTCTACGGCGGTAGCGACGACGCGGTCGTCTACGAGCCGCAGCGGCGGGTCCAGCTCCGGATTCGCGGCGCCCGCGGGCGACCCGACGGCGCCGATGAACTCGCCGCCGTGGCGTTCACGGTCCTGCAGGGCGCCCGTCCGCCGGGGGTCTCGTGGATCGAGCGCACCTCGTTCGGCCCGCTCGGGGCCGACACCAACGGCCGCGAAGAGCGGACCGACAACTACCTGATCTCACTCGACAACCAGGAGGCAACCCAATGAGTGATCACCCCTACGTTCCGCTGCCGGCCGGCAGTGTCCTCGGCAAGTCGTTCGAGTACGGCATCGACGTCAACCTCAACCTCGGCGCGTCTGGGGCGCCGTCGTGGCAGCCGATCCGCAGGATCTCGGCGTTCGCGCCGACGTTCCCGCCCGTCACGACCGACATCAGCTCGTACGACGACCGTGGCGCCGAGAACTCGGAGGTCACGGGCCGATCGTTCGCGGCATCGTTCACCGTGCAGGGTAACCGCTCCACCACGACCGGCCTGTTCCTGCCCGAGCTCGAGGCGATCATCGCCGCCGCCCGTGGCATCGGGACGTCGGCGAACCTTGAGATCCGCTTCTACCACAAGCCTGACGCCGGGGTGTCGTCGCCGACCGACGCTGGGCGCATCCTCACCCGTGTGGAGGCGACGCGCCAGAACACCGGCAACGCCGACGCCGAGATCTGGTCGGTGACCCTGACCGGGAAGGGCCGCGTCCAGCCGATCGCCAATCCGTTCACGGGCTGGACGCCGGAGGCCCCGAAGGTCGCCGCAGTGACCCCGGCCGCCGCGGCCGCCGGGAAGCTCGTGACGATCACTGGCGCCGGGTTCCTCGGCGCCACCGCGGTGAAGTTCGGCGCCGACACGGCCGCAGAGTTCACGGTCGTGAATGGTGCGACGATCCTCGCGGTCATGCCCGCCGGCGCTGCCGGTGCGGCGCCGGTGATGGTCACCACCCCGGTCGGTGATTCGCCGGCGTTCGCCTACACCCGGGGCTGACCGTGTCGGCGGTCGACTTCGGCGAGTGGGCGGACGTCGACGGCCTGGTTCTGACGCTCGGGGGCCGCACCTACACGGTGCCGTCCCCGAGCGTGCGGGACATGGGCCTGATCCTCGCCGCCGCCGTGCGCGCCGAGGTGCGCCTCGGCCTGGTTAAGGGCGAAGTGCCGGCGGAAGTCGCTGAGCGCCTCGCCAGTCTCAGACCCGACGAGCACCCGTCCCTTGGGCCGGTGTGGGCGCAACTCGAGGCCGACGGCGTCGCGCAGGTCGTCGCCGACCGCGTGGCCTACTACGCCACGTTCTACTGGGCCCGCGGGAAGTCCTACGCCGACGCGCTCGCCCAGCTGCTCTGGGGCGCCACAGCAGCCTCGGCGGATGCAGGTGATGGTGGCCCAAAAGGCTCGTAACCGCCGAGGACTGGGCGCCATACGGCGTCGGCGCCCCGGATGCTGAAGGCTGGTATCCGGATTACCGGGTGCCGCCCGAGCTACGCCCGGCGCCACCCGTGGCCACGACGAAGAGCACCGTCGACGGCTCGCTGTTGGCAATTGTCACTCACTGGCGCCTCGTGATCGCCGACTTGGCCGAGATCTACGGCGTCGACCTGTACGACCCGCAGGTCCTGGCCCGGCCGTGGCCCGGCGTGCGGACCATGCTGTTCGCGTTGCTCGACCATCCGAACTCGAGGCTGAGGCGCGCACTACGGAGGTGATCTTGTGTCTGGGAAGCAGGTCACCGAACTCGAGGCCCTGTTCACCGCGAACACCGGGCAGCTGGATGCGGCGTTCAAGAAGGTCCGCTCCGATGCTGAGAAGGTCGAGAAGAAGCCGGTCCAGGCGAAGGTCGGTGCCGACGTCAAGGGTGCGCTGGCCGGTATGGACCGGGTTGAGGCCGAAGCGAAGAAGATCGTTTCGGCGAAGACGATCGCGACCGTCGACGCGAACATCGAACGCGCGCAGAAGAACCTCGACCGGACCCAGGAGCGTCTCGACTACCTCCGGTCTGTGGAGACCGATCTGGAGGTCACGGCCGACATCCGCCGCGCGGAGGCGGCTCTGCAGCGCGTCGAGCGGCAGCGTGATGCGCTGGTGTCGGCGCGCACCAAGATGGAAGTCGACGCTGACACCAGCAGCGCTGAGGAGTCCCTCGCTGACGTGAAGGGCGCCGCGGGCAAGGCCGGTCAGGATGCCGGCGACGAGTTCGGCGGGAAGATCATCGCCGCGCTCGCGACGATCCCGATCGCCGGCGCCGTGATCGGGATCGGCGCAGCCGCCGCGAAGGGACTCGTCGACGCCTTCAACGACGGCCTCTCCCAAGAAGCCGGCCGCGACCGTCTGCAGGGCCTGACCGGCATTGACGAGGCCGCCGCACGGCGACTCGCCGCCGCTGCCGGTGAGGCCTACGCGGACAATTTTGGCGAGTCCATCGAAGCGAACATGGACGCCACCCGGCTCGGGCTGCAGTTCCGGCTGATCGACCCGAAGGCCACGACGCGGGATGCGCAGCAGGTCGTCGAGGGCCTCGCCGGCATCGCCGACGTCCTCGGCGAGGATGTCCAGCCCGTCGCGGCCGCGGTCGCCACGATGCTGCGGACCGGCGTCGCGAAGAACAGCCAGCACGCGTTCGACCTGATCGCAGCCGGCGCCCGGCAGGGCCTGAACCGCAACGAGGACCTCCTCGACACCCTGACGGAGTACCCGGCGTTGTTCCAGCGCCTCGGGCTCTCCGGTGACCACGCCCTCGGGCTCATCTCGCAAGGCATGCAGGCCGGCGCGAGGAACGGGGATCTGGCCGCGGACGCCCTCAAGGAGTTCCAGATCAGGGCCACCGACGGCTCGAAGTCATCGGCTGAGGGGTTTAAGGCGCTCGGCCTTGACGCCGAGAAGATGACCAAGCAGATCGCCGCCGGCGGCGACGGCGCCAGCAAGGGTTTCGGCAAGGTCCTCGACAGGCTCCGCGCCATCGAGGATCCGGTCAAGCGGAACGCGGCCGCGGTCGCGCTGTTCGGCACGCAGGCCGAGGATCTCGGCGAGGCTCTGTTCGCGATGGATCTGTCGACCGCCGTCGACGAACTCGACGGCGTGACCGGGGCCGCACAGCGCATGTTCGACACCCTCGCCAGCAACGACAAGGCGAAGGTTGACACCGCGTTCCGGAACCTTGAGGTCGCCGCCGACAGCCTCAAGGGCGCCCTGGCCGTCGCGTTCTCCGAGCCGCTCGGCGACGCCGCGGACTGGGTGTCCTCGAACCGCGGCCCGATGCTTCGGTTCTTCGTCGACCTGGTCAACGGCGCGATCGACTTCGCACAGGCCGCGAACACAGGCGTCGGGGACTTCGTGTCGGGTCCGCTGGCCGAGATGATTGATGGTCTCGCGACCGCGATCGACTGGATGAACGGGCTCGGGGAACGCCCGAAGGAACTCGACGATCTAGCCAACAGCATGCGTGGCTTCTCAGGTACGACTGAGCAGGCCAACGCGAAGCTCGAGCAGATGCGAGGCGAGTTCAATGAGTTCGCAGACGCTCAGGTCGCTCTCGGTCTCGTCCACGACGCGGCCATGGCCACGGCGGACGCCGTCGGCCAGGTCGGGGTCGCGAGCGACGGCACAGCTACCTCGGGCGAGGCGCTCGCCGGCCAAGTCCGCGCTGCGATCGAGGCGCTCGAGGCCGAGATCGCCGCAGCCGATGCTGCCGGGGAATCCCAGGACGCCCTCGCGAGTCGCTACACCACCACCCGGTCGGCCCTGATGGATCAGCTAACCGCGATGGACCTGACGAAGGCTGAGGCCGCGGCGCTGGTCGATACCTTCGGCCAGATCCCGGGCGAGAAGTCGACCGAGATCTCCGCGCCGGGCGTCACCTCCTCGCGGCAGTACGTCGAGGAGCTCGACAAAGCGATCGAGAAACTGCCGAAGAAGAAGCGCTCGGAGGTGCGGGCCGCGCTCAAGGACGGCGACATCCCGACCGTGCTGGCCGAACTCGGCAAGGTACCGAAGACGAAGATCGTCACCGTCACCGCGAAGCTGTCCGGCTCCGCGGACGGCTTCGCGCTCCTCCGCGGAGACAGTATCCGGAAGCAGGCTGACGGTGCCGTCCTCGAGTACATGGCCCGTGGTGGTTTGACGTCGATGCAGCCGCTGGCTCAGATGGTGCCACCGTCCACGTGGCGCGTCGTCGGCGACCGCAGCGACGTCCCCGAGCTGTACGCGCCGCTCGACGGGTCCGCGCGCTCGTGGGCCCTGATCCTCGAGGGGCTGCGACGGATGCCCGGATCGCCGCCTCAGCTGATGGCCGACGGGGGGCTCACCGGTCCCCTGCCCGCGTCGTCGCCCCAAGTAGCCGCGCCGATCACCTTCAACGCCTACGGCGTGGACGCGGCCGAGCTCGCTGCACGTCAGCAAGCCCAACTCGAGCACTACCGCCACGACCTCGCAGTCCCAAGGAGGTGACCTGTCGTGACCAGCCCTGGATGGAACCCCAGCATCCTCTGGCCCGCCACCTCCCCGGGCTGGACCGAGCCCGACGGCAGCCTCGAGATCCGTCTCGGGGACCTCGTCATCAGGTCAGGGCACGTCGATCCGCCCCGTCACGGCGCACGCTGGGTCCTGCGCCGTGACGGGCTACGGGGCTGGCGCACGGCCGCCACGGATCGCTCGTCGACGAGGCAGCACCCGAGCGGCGACGGCAACATCGTGGGCCCGCCCGACGTCGAGGCCCGTCAGTTGGCCGTCAGCGCCGTGCTCCTGGGCGCCTCGGCCGTCGACGTCGAAGACGCGCTCGATGCGCTGTCACGCCTGCGCCGCACCCTGCTCCAGGTCGCACCCCTCGATTCCCCTCTACGCGAGTCCGACGTGCGGATCACCAGCGTGCTGGAAACCCCCGCGAGCCCCGAGATCACCAACGTGACCATCACGATCGTCGCCGACGATCCGCTGCGCTACTCGGCGCAGTGGCAGACCATCGCGAACGGGTCGAACACCGTGATCAACCGCGGCGGCGCTACGGCGTGGCCGGTGATCGAGCTCGTCGGCCCGCACCCCGGTGCCACGATCGCCCATCCGGGCGGGGTGTGGGTGATGCCGGCCCTCGCGGCCGGTGTTGTGCGGACCATCGATTGCCGTGGCGGCGCCGTCAGGAACAGCGCCGGCGGCCGGCTCTGGTCACAGCTCGCCAGCACAGGCCCGTGGCCGCGAGTTCCCCCCGGGGGCACTGTCTGGACAGTCAGCGGCCTCGGAGCGGGAACGGCACGCGCGAAACGGCTGGAGGCGTGGGCATGAGACTGCGGTACTGGGCATCGGTCGTGCGATCCGGGACAGAGATCCTCGGCGAGCTGCCGATGACCGGCGACGTGTCGTTCTCGCACCGGTTCGGCGGCGGCACGTTCTCGGGATCGGTGTGGCTGGGCGACACCCTCGACGACGGCACACCCAACTGGTCCTGGCTGGACGCGCTGGAAAACCTCACCCGCCCCGGGATGCGAACCATCGTGGTGACCGACGACGCCCAACACGTCCTCGGTGAGTGGATCGTGACGCAGCGCCAGACCTCCACCGACGAACCCGCCTTCGCGCTGTCGGGGATCCAGTGGGAGACCTACCCATCGTGGAGGTCCCTGAACGCGCGATACAACTACAAGAGCGTCCAGCAGCTGCAGATCGCGCACGACCTGCTCGCCGGCGCCTACAACGGACTGCCGATCACCGTGCCCACGCCGACGTCGACAGTGAAACGCACCGTCGAATGGCGTAGCCGATCGGGATACTTCGCGGACGCGATTGCAGATATCGCCGACGCGGAGAATGGTTTCGAGTGGCTCGTCGACATCTCAGGCGTCTGGGACGGTGATCAGCTCGTCGGCGTCAACCGCGACGTCGTGTTCGGTGAGCCAGTCCTTGCGCGGGCGTCGTCGGTGGTGTGCGAGGCAGGCGAGCCAGGCACCCGTCACGGCAATGCGACCATCTCGGGCGGGGAAGATTTCGCGCGGCACGCGATGGCGATCGGCGGCGGCGCCGTCGGCAAGGGCGACAAGCAGCTCTGGTCCGAGGCGGTCGACTGGTCCGGCCTCACCGCCGGTTATCTCACGACGTCGCGACACACCTCGTATCCGGGCACGATCTCACAATCCGTCCTCGACTCCCTCGTCCGCGCCGAACTCGCGGCCGCGCAGTCCATCCGCGACCCATGGGAGGTCACCGCGCGGATCGACGATCTGGCCGAACTCCCACGGGTTGGGCACCAGGTTCGGCTCGTCAGCCCACGGTCGTGGGGGTTCCCGTCCGGGATCGACGCGACCCTGCGCGTCGGTGAGGTCGCCTGGCGTGCTGACGGGCACACCGTCACCACCGTCGACCTCAAAGCCGCCTAACCAGAGCAAGAGAAGGGGTCAGCATGCCGTTTCCGTTCAAACGCGACCCCCGGCAGGACCTCGAGGATCTGTGGCGGGTCGAGCGACGGGACCGCGGCGCCCGCGATGTCGGGCTCTCATCGGTCACCGCTGGCGAGGGCTCCCTCGAGCTGCGCACCGCCGGCGGGGATGCCGTCGCCCACCTCGGCGACCTGCCCGGCGACGACTTCGGCATCGGCATCCCCGACGGCGGCCCGATCGTCACGATCCAGCAGTACATCGCCTCCCGAATCTCGGCACTCCAGAGCACGCTGGCGGACCTCGCGGCAGCGCTCGAGACGGTCCAAGGGGAGCTATCCGGTCTCGCGGCGGACCTCGGGGAGCTCCAAAGCGGGGCAGCCTCCCAGGCCAGCCTCATCCAGAACCTCCGCGACCGGATCGAGATCGCAGAAGAAGCGCTCGTCGACCACAACGCCGCGCTCGGGAACCACGCAGCGCGGATCGGGTCCCTGGAAAGCTCCGACCTCCTCAACCAGGCCCAAATCCAGGTCCTGCGAACCTTCCTCAACCAGAAG